AAAAGAACTTGGAAATAGACAGGTTGTAGGTTATCAAAGACAGGTTCCAACCATTGAGGGAACTATTTCTGTACTAGATACAGATACAGATTTAATTTCTCTTTTGACTTATGGTACTGTAGGAAGTGGTATTGAGTGGATTCCTGGAGAAGATTGTGAAGATGTTGCAGTTACTTTGAAGATTAGACTATTAGATGCTTGTGATGAAACTCAGGTTACAGTTCTAAAGACGGTCTATCTACCTTCGATTACTATCGTTGGAGATGCTTATACTTCAAATGTTAATAACAACGCTACTCAGAACTTTAACTTCAGAAGTAAAGATGCTCAGTGCATAATCTTTAGTGGATCATATTAAAATTTAATAATTTAAAGCCGTAAAGGATTACTAGAAAAGGGGCTGTTTGAAAGCCAGAAGATGGTACTATTTATAGTACTATATAATGGTTAGTAAATCAGCCCCTTTATCTTTGGAAAAAAGGAGATAAAGATGAGTGTAGTTGTAGAGAAAAATGATGTTGATATTTCTAAGATTTTTATATGGGGAAAAGAATTTGCTGTCTTAGATAAGGATGATAAAGTTATTCAAAAACTTTATATAAGGTTACTTGGAGATGCGGATTTAAATAGAGCAAGAGTATATGCTCTTAGAAAAAGTGCGGAATTAAGAAAAAATTTAAGAACAGTGGACAGTGATGAAAGAATTGCTTTGATTTTTGATCCAGAATCTTTAGAAGATGAAAGACTTGTTACTCTTATTGTAGGATTATCAATAAGAGAGTTAACACAAGCTGCTGTTAGAGGGCTCAAATTAGCTTTTCCGAAATCTCCTAAATCGGACGCTCCTCTAGAAGATTTAGAAACCTATCAACAGGAAATTGATGAATATGCTAGTAAACGAGAAGCAGCTATTAAAAAAAATCTAGAAAAAGAAGTTGAAAAATTGACCAAAATATTACAAAAACTTTCTAGAGAAGAATTGACTAAAAGGTATGAAAACACACTAATCAATGAAGCTTGTGAACAAGAAGTAATTAATAGATTTAGAGAAGCTTCTGCTTTTTATGGTACTTATAGAGATAAAAACTTTAAAAAGAAATATTTTAGAAATATCGAAGATTTTCAAGACTTACCTACAGATATTAAAAACCAATTCATAGCTGCCCAACAATCAATAGAATTAAGTGGAGAAGACCTAAAAAAATTGCAGCGAGCAACGCCATAGCTTCATTATGGAGCGTAGCTAAGGTGTTGCACATTCCTTTGGATAGGAGTGTAGAAATTTTACCAGACGTTCCATACACATATAGTTATATCATAAGAAAAAGACAACAAATAGACAACCTTAATGAACTTCCAAAAGATAAAAGACCACCAGATTCTGTAATATGGGGGGGAACTCCAGAAGAACTAGATGAGTGGATAGAAAAAGTTTTTGATAATAAAAAGAAACATTCAGAAGTAGCAGAGTTGGTAATTGATGAGGTTGAAGGATAAAGATGCCAAATCCAAGAGTTCAAGAACTCCAAGTACAATTAGATGTATTAGCTGATACGATTCTTCATGTAACAGCAAATCTAAAAGAGATGCAAATGATCTTTTCTAAAAGTCCTACAGATTTAGGATTGAATAGACAACTTGCACAACAAAAAATACTTTTAGAAGATTTGCATGAGAGATTAAGTGAAGTTAGATTAGACTATGAATCTTTAAATAGACTCAATGCTCAAACTAGAACTCCTGTGAATGTTATTCCAGGAGGCGCTGGTGTTGTAAATGCTAATATGCCTGGAGGTTTGACCCAAGCTGAAGCAATGTATGGTAGAGTTTCCCAAGCGGAAATAAATAGGGCACATATAGAAGCTTTAAGAACAAATGCTAGAATTGATGCATTAATGAATGATCCAAGATATGCAGCATTAAAACAATCTGCTAGTGGACAGGGATTTTTACTTTCTGATATTAGAAGGATGAGAACATATGGAGCAGGAGGAGTTTCAGAAGTAGAATTTAGGAATCAACAGGGTGGAGTTGAAAATATTGGTAGATTTGGTGTAAGCGGAACGGGAGCAACATCTCCATATATACCAAGAGCATACCAAACTCTGGCCCAAGGTGTAATCAGAGATATTAGGGAACTAACAAAATGGTCTTTAGCTATCGCAGCTATTTATGGCCCACTTAATGCTTTACAAACTATGCTTCAAAAAATGGTTGATAATCAAACTAAATTAGCAGACGTGGCTATTGCGGTTAATAGAAATGTAGCATCTCAGGGAGAAGTATTTAAATCTGTAGCAGTGGCTGCACAAGCAGCGGGTGAGGATATTGGTGGAGTTATAGATGCTTTTGGACAAGCCTATAGAGCTACTGGTAGAGTTGGAAACGAAACCCAACGATATATGACTGCTAATAAATTATTAGCAGATTCTTTGATCTTATCTAAAATCTCTACATTATCTCAAGCCGAAGCAATTGATACCTTATCGGCATCTTTATATCAAACTAATATGAGTTTAACAGATGGTTCTACTTTATTAGACGAATGGGTTAGAGTCAGTAAAGTAGCCAATGTTGATGTTGCAACTCTAGCAGATGGGGTAGCAATCTTAGGCGGTTCAGCCGAAACTGCTGGTTTAAGTACCAAACAATTAAATGCTTTGATAGCAACATTAGCTGAAACTTCTAAATTAGCTGGAGCGCAAGCAGCTACAGCAGCTAAAGCATTAATCGGTCAATATCAGACACCAGAAGCCACCGCAGCCTTAGGTAGATATGGCATTGCAGTTAAAGATGCTTCTGGAAAAACAAGAGAGTTTTTGGAAGTTATGCAAGATGTTGCTAATATGAGGCAATCTGGAATTCTTTCAGAATCTGATTTTAATACTCTTACTTTAGCATTGGGTGGTGGTGGTATTAGAAACCAGAAAAATGTTCAACAATTTATTGCTAACTTTGGTAGAGTTCAACAACTTACTCTTTTACAGGAAAATGCACAAGGAGAGGCTGCTAGAGCTTTAGCTACTAAATTAGATACAGTTCAAACTTCAACTACTAGATTAGGAAATGCTTTTCAACAATTAGGACAAGATTTAGGAACTGAGGGAGGACTTCTAGACGATTTTACAGCAATTGTAAATTTAGCTACTCATATAGTTGAGGCATTGGATAAAGTTACTGCTGCATTGGGAAAAGCAGGCCCATTACTTTATGGTGTTGGAATTGCGTCATTATTAGCAGGCCCAAATAGAGGAGGATTAATAGGAAATGTTCTAGGGCAGTTAAATCCCTTCGGGGCCGGTGCTGGTGCTATGGGTAGAGGCTTGGGAGCCGCTGGAAATTTTGTTGGAACTTTATTACAAAATAGAAATGTTTTATCTGGATTAGCAATGGGTATTCCTGCTGCTCAAAACTTAGCTCAAGGTAATTACCTAGAAGCTGGAGGAAATATAGCGGGAGGACTTGTAGGAGCTTTAGTAGGAGGGCCAGCAGGTGCATTAATCGGAGCATCTATAGCAGAAGCTTTTGTTAAAAGTACTTTGACATACGAATCTACATTTGCCGACTTCTTTGCTGGAACAATTAAAAAGGCTGGGGCTGAGGGGCCAAAACCTACTGGAGAAGATTTAACAAAAGCTGCTTTTAAAGCTATCGCACCAGGAGGAATAGAACCTCTAGGTAAAGCATTAGCTCAATTAGCTGTTTTTACATCTGGTAAGGGTATTGGAGCAGAGGGAGGGTATGCAACTCCAGGTGCAGCAGCCTTAGAAATGTTAAAGAAAATGAATCCAGCTTTATATCAAAAAATAGTAGCTCAAGGTCTTGCTAATAATATAGTTCCACCAGGTCAATTAACACCTCTAGCTCAAGCACAACAATCAATAGCAACATCATCTACAATGCAGATGTTATTTCAGATGCAAATGGGAAGACAGAGAGAACTAAGAGAACAATTAGCTCAAGGTCAAATAAAACCATCAGATTATGCTACTCAAGGACAAGCACTTTCAGCCTTTCCAGTTGTAGCAACTAGATATATGGCCGCCTTTGGTCAAGAATTTATGAAACTATCTCCAAACATTAAAGATGCTTCTGATGCATATAAAGAATTCCTTGATGTTATTACTTATGGGGGTCAGGAGCAATTAGATAGTCTAAGTAGTCTTATAGCAGAAATAGAAAGACTACAAAATGCTATAGCTAATTGGAACGGCGCTACAGAAGAAGCTATGGGCATGACGAAACAGCAAGCAGACCAGCAATTAGAGGAATTAAAACTAGCTGCTGCTCAAACTGCTCAGTCTCTTTATGGAAATGCTGTAGTTCAAAGAGCAAATCTTCCAGGAATTGTAAATCTCGGAGGAACTGGAGCAATAGGTGGAGGAGATTTAAAAACGTTGCTTGCTTCTACACAGGCAGAACAAAGAAAATATTATAAAGAAGTTGGTAAGATGTCAGATCAGCAAATTAATGCCTATGAGAAAAGATTGGATAGTTTTACTGTTTTAGTTGAAGAGGGAGGTAAACTATTTTATAAAGTAATTGAAGGCATAGATCAAAAATTCTTCCAGCAAGCAGCTACAGATTTAGCCAAAGCAGGAAAAATTAATCTTGGAGAAAATTTTGGAATTCAAAATGTAGATTTGATGTATAGTCAAAGAAATCAATTATTTTCATCTCTTGATTGGGCTAATAATCTATTAAAGACGAGATTTCCAGACTATAAATTTGATTATCAAAAGCTTGGCATAATTTACAAAGATTATGGAACAGACATACTTCATGCAGACAATCTAGCTATGAAATTAGCTTTACAAAGATTAGTAGATATTAATCAAAAGCAATTAGATGGTATGTATAATATTCCAGAGGGAGCAACCTTTTGGGTTCCAATTACTGCGGCTTATTATAGACCACAAAATACTGGAGAAATGGGTGGTATGGATTTGGCAGCATACGAAAGTAGTCTAAGTGGATTAGCGGATGCTGCTGATAGCGCTACCACATCTTTAACTAACTTAGCTGGAGGTGTAGATTATTCTAAAAAGAATTTAATGCCACCAGCAACA